CTTCCGTCGACATTTACAAATTTATCAACTCATCCAGTGATGACTTTGCCTTAGCATTAACGGGTGGTTATTATAACCAGACTGTCAATGCTTTTCCGGGCTGGTTGGATTGGAGTGTCGAGACGGATGTGTTTGATGAGTATCCGGAATTAATGCGACTTAACTCATCCATTTCCACGACTGTCACCAATTCGGTTATGGTGAAGAGTGACCCGGCAAATCAACTAAGTGTTTGGCCCGGCGCATCGTTTCCTGTTTCCACCAGCGCCCCTCTAACCATCGCAAACGTCCCCGGCGCTAAGTTGAAGGTTGAAGCGTCGGGTGACCCAAAACAGGACTACCCAATCTGGACCTGCGATCGTAGGTATTTCCCGCCTACCGCTGATTTAACTAAGTATGGAATTGAGCCGAATCCCGGCCCAGCCAGCGAATGGATCGTGTTATGTGCCCTTTGGGCCCTGGCCGCACATATGTGTTGCCCACTCGATTTGTGTCGATATGGAATAGAACCTAACCCCGGTCCGGTCAAGTGGGGGTTCACGGCTGACGATTGGTTTGACTTCGACCATCTCAATGAGGCAATCTGGCGTGAGGAGGTTCAGAGTTGCAAAGAAGGAGAGTTTGGCAAGTTGGACGCATTGATTCGAACGGGAGTTAAGAATTTTTGTTCCCCCCTTTCGTATTACGCCCTAGTACTTACACTCGAAGGTGAAGACACTGATGAGCCTTATCCCCCATCTGAGAAAGTACCCTTGGACACCTTAGACCAGGATCTCGCATTACACTCTTCACCGCAATATGACGGCCCCGTGATCAAGAAAAAACCTCCAAAACCAACCGGCTCACCTCGACCTGGTCCGAGTTCTTCACCCAAGGAGCGGAAGGCTCGCCGGCGTTCACTGGCCCCGGAAGAGCAAGAGCGTGAGGACCATGCTAAGATGACTCGCATTGCGAGCGCTAAGTGTGCCACCCCCGGGATGATGGCTCGATGGTTATACGGTGGAGGGGGTCTGGGCCTAGACCGACGGTGGGCACGCGACCTGCTCAAGTTTACGTCTTGGGGAAGCCGGATTCTCGGCGGGTCTTACACCTCGTTGGACGACGTATTGGTTGCTAATTATGTTAACGAGCAGATGCAC